CCATATTAACGCCAGTGTTGGACTCGGTGACTGTTCCCAGCCCACGAGTGGATACTCCCATCTGAACGCCAGATGCTAGGAGACCTTTTAATATCTGTCCGTTGGCATTTTCAATGATGCGGGCTTTTCCGTATACATCATTCCCTCGGAATTGTAGCTCTGTAATCAAGTGGCTGGCGAATTGTGGGCTTGCGTCTGGGCGTTGCTCTGGGTGAGATATCTCACCTAGTGCGCGATTCTTTTTCACATACTCGTTGATGTACAGCTCCATTGAAGGCTTCATTACGCTGAGTGGATAGATTCTGCCATTGCGGTTGGGCTTCTCTGCCTGTGCAAAAATGCCTTCCATATAGGTAAACTTCTGCCCCGCGGTGCCAGCAGACTCAGTGAGTAGAAGTTTGCTCTCGATTGACTCTTTGATTAAAAACATTTTCGTTCCTTAAGCCAAGACTACATTCTTAGATACGCGAAGTACAATGGTACCTCCAGCAGCATCGATAACATAATCACTGCCACCTTCTATGCCAAGGCTGGTACCGAAGTCGCGGTTAAACATGAGCTGGCCGCTTCCTGGTGCAGCCACAACTACTTTTGAGTTTTTAACTACAGTGCCTGTACTCGCGCCACACCCCCAACCAGCGGCGGTGATCTCGCTCTTAGTCACGGTGTCACCTCTTGCTGCCTGATCTGCAGTGCGAAGATTATTGAGGGTAACTGTAACTGCGCCAGTCCCGGTGACTGTGATTACGGCGTCGTGCTGTCGTTTTGTGATTGAAATTTCTGCCATGGTTTACCTTGTAAATTATTGTATTGGGTCTTGATCAAAGTTGGGCTCTTCTGGACCAGTGTCTTGACCAAAGTCATCGCCACCACCCATGTCTAGACCTCTCTCAGCTGGCTCAAATCCTCCACCACCGAAGTCATTTCCACCACCGACGTCATCTCCGAAGCCACCGTCGTCATCATCCTCTTCTTCTACCTCATCACCAGCTTCAATTCTGATCTGTTTTTCCATCTGCGCGAATTCATCTTCAGTCAGACCCAGAACATGAGTAGAGAGGTATTTCTTACTTAGATATTTACCAGTGTATGAGTCCGCATCGCCCATTACTGCCAGGCGAGATGTCAAAATTTCCAACTCCTTGAGCGTGCTAAAGTAGTTATCAGTGTTGTATGTGATGGATAGATCGGTTTTGAGGTTGTTCCAAGCCTCGTCGGTATTCTCTATGATACCCTTAGACACCAACTGGATGCGTAGCATACCATATAGGAAGTCGTTGAATTTGTTTCTTAGCTTCGTGATGAATTTATTAAAGGTTATCTCATCGCGAGAGACAGCATCTGATTTTCCTATCTGGAACCCTGCATCCGCTTGGTACCGAGCCTTCGGCACATATAGAGAATTGATTAGACGGTCGCGGAAGTACTCCAGATCATTCAGATCACCAAGACCCTGTCCGCCCGGTAGCGTTGTTATTTCTGTGGACTTTCCGTTGCGTCGTGGCAAGAAGAAGTCTTCGATCATTGCCATGTGACGCTTGCCTTCATTCAGCACACCTGTGCTGGCGTCGTACGAAGCCTTATTCTTTAGCTTATTGATCATATCGTTCATATACTGATCGGCTTTTGCGTTCGGTATACCGTCGATGTCGATATAGAAGGCTCGGCGCTCTGGGGCACGCACAAGTCTATAGATGAGAATTGCCTCTTCCAGAAGCTGTAGCTGGTTCGCAGGCTTGATAGCTCCGTGGATATAGGATTTGATGATGGGAACTTCTACTGAATTGCTGGCGCTGCTGACCTTGGTCTGCGCCGATACTGAATCAATCAGGCCGCTGTGGGCGTAGATAACAGAATCTTCATGTAGGCGAACTGCTGATGTGGTTCCTGCCGAATCAGATTCGGTGTATGAGAAGTAGGATTCTTCCCCAGTAATTACTGATATGCCGTTCTCGTTTATCTCGCGAGTGTGGGTTTTGACCTTGCGAATTTTGCGTGGGTCGATCTGTCGAATTTCTTTGATGCCACCCTTTTCAACATCGAGAATTACATAGTAGTAGATCTTTCCATCCACATACCAGCGCTCGAAGATTTGATAGCCATCGGTGTTGAATTTTGATAGCGTGATGATTTCATCCCATGCTTCACGAATGCTCTCTTTTTCGAGCTCGCTCTTGTCAGTATCATTAACACTAAGGGAGACTGGCTCAGTGTCGCCCTCAATAACGATTGCCTCGTTCACAATGTTCTGAATAGCGAAGGCTACCTCGGGCATTTGTGCTAGAGTTCTATATTGGTTGATGAGATCACGCTCACTCTGTAGCGAGACCTCGCTGTCCATGGATACATAATAGCCATTTGCTGCAGCAGTAACAACCGCGCCATCATCGTTGATCTTCTGGATCGGTGACGCGTCAACATCCCCTTCGTTCTTCGGATTCAGATTAAACCCGAAGAAGCGTTGGAGACTTGAATTGAAGTTTGTGGCCATAATCTAATTAGTACTGTTGTGTTTGGTGTATGTATTTAACGCTCAAACTATGGCCACAAACCGTTGCTGATTCTGGACAGATCATCTAGAATCAAGTGTACCGTTTTGGATGTCTGGACTATCCCAGAAATTGTACTGGAATTGAACATCGAAGGTCTCGATCTGTCCATTACTAGACCAGTCAAGTGCGATCTCACCAACTTCTGATGGCCAGACATCATGGAAGTCGTACTGCTTAACCACACGATCCATACGATCAAGCTGTTGAACGGTCATGTCTACCTGGTACTTAGCTGGTTGCTGTGTACCACTCGTAGCGTTTGTGTTCTGAATAGCGTGAGCCCAGTTCTCAAATGCGTTACGAACAACGAAGTCATTGTCGCAATAGATCGATACATTCCAAGGTGCGTAAGTGCGTTCACCAGCAAAGTTTACTGGGCGACCGCGGAAGCTGATTGGTATATTCTCAATCGACGACGCAGGGAGCTTCGATGCGTGGCAGAGAAATTGGAGCTTCTGTGCCACCGTTGTACCATTGATGATACCAGTAGGGAAGTTGACAATGACGCGGAATTGGTTAGGGCGAGCGCCACCCTGAACCATCTGCGCCTTGAATTCTGAAATTTTAGCCATTTGTTATGTTCCTCTGTTTGTTGACTTGTTCTTAGCTGTTGGCGTTTGCTGAGATTGATTCTTCGAATGAAGCCCCAGTGCGTGTAGCAATGAAGTTCAACTGGATGAAGTTGATAGACTTAGCTGGCTTGATGAAGATGTCACCAACAAAGCGGTTCGTATCAATAACTTCTGGTGTGTTGTTCGACTCATCACAAACCACCTTGAATTCATACAGACCGCGGCGGCCTTGTACATCACGCAAGAATGGCTCAACCATGTTCTTGAAGTGGGTGCGAGTGAAGGCATCGTTCAGTTCGAAGAGTTGGTATTTCGCAGCTGTTGCGATTGCTTTCTCTAGGATGATGAACAGGCGGCGTACATTGATACGATCGAATGCACTTGGCTTAGACAGACCGGTCTTGTCACCGAATAGAACAACACCCTGACCGGTGAACGATACTACAGGGTTGATGCCTTGGAGATACAACACATCGCGGTCTGCAAGCGCAGGGCCATAGGCAAGTCGGATGACGTTCTTGATCTGACCACGGGTAAATCCAGCTGGGCTGAACCATGGGTCATCAGTGCGATCAGTGCGGGCACATAGACCAGCAATGTCCCCGTTCATTGGAATCCAGCGGTATGTGTCATTGTATGAGTCGTAGATGTATTTGTAGCCACTATCGTACACTGTGTATGAACTTGACGGAAGAGCTGGTAGGTGTGTTGCACCAACTGTTCCACCAATTTTGAACTCGACTGTTAGCTGAGCTGCATTTACATCGCGGTCCGTAACCATTGCACCAAGTACTGAAGCATCTGCTGTCAGCTTTGTTGGAGTGATGAACACTAGGCAGTCTTTGCGGGTCTCTGCTAGATTAGAGATGGCGTCGATAACCACAGCGCGTTCAGCTTCACCGAGGAAGATTAGACTTACATCGATTTCTTCGGCAGACTTGTAGCGGCGTAGTGCTTCGATCTTATTTTGAACTGTAACTGCTGTGGTGTCATATGCACCATTCTTGAAGTCGCGGGTGTATACAGCCAACAGTGAGTCGTACGACATTGCAGTGCCAACCTCATTGGCACTGTTAGTAGGACCGGTGGCCTGTGTAGACCAATCTTTGATCAGAGGGTCTGGAGTAGCATCACTGGCATTGCTGAATAGTGGATCGATAGATGAATTCAGGTCAAGTGCCCAAACCATCTTGCTGCGGTTGTTGATAACAGTTTTGTAGAAATTAGAAGCATTGTCATCGCCCTTGGCGTTGCTGGCCTTAGACACAAACGCATAAGATTCTAGGACAGCTCCAGGAGTTCCTGTCCAAGTTCCACGGATGTCATAGACGACGATGTGCATTTCATCATTCGCGCCGGCGAATGTTCCACCAGTTCCAGTAGCACCAGGAACGTTCTTGGTGATAGCTCCGATGTAGTTAGAAGTGCCTGGGGCTCCGCTAAAGTTTCCACGGAATGGCCAAGTGGCAAATGTAGCAGCAGAGTCACATACACTCACACCGATAGACTGTCCCATCTCGCCAGCATACTTAGCAGCAAACATACCGTAATTAACAACACCAGCAGAAATTCCGCTCGTGTCGAGTTCGAATGTGTCTGAGCTTTCAATCAGGATACCAACTGCGCCACTGGTTGCATTAAGAGCCCCTGCGACTTTAGTTCGTGTAACATAGCAAGCGCCACTGTATGACAGGAATTGTGCAATTGGGAACCAGTTCCCTGCGTTACCTGTGGTAGGCTTGCCGAAGACCTCGACCAATTTATTCTCAGAATTCACTAGAAGTGGTTGGCCAATTGGTCCCCACTGCGCGCCAACTACCGAAGCGCCGACAGAGCTTGAAACCGCTGGGATGATATTAGTTAAATCGCGTTCTGTGATATTAACTGACGGTGATACCTGAATTGACATTGTTTAGTCCTTTAGTCTATTAAATTGGGTGTGGCTTTGTGGAGTCATTGTATTATTTATCAATCCCAAATATTTCCAACCTCGTCGTCCTCAGTACCATCTGAGAAGCCTCCTAGTGGCAGCATTTCCTCTGCCATGGCAGATTCTTTGTTCTCTAAGATCTTTTTCATAGCAGATGAATCCGTAAGATCACTGAACACCGGCTGCGAGGTCAGATATGCAAATAACACGAGAGTCATCACACGATCATCATTTCCGCTACCATCAGCTGCAAAGCTCCCCTTGCTGCGAACGAATTTCGATAGCTCTAGAATAGTATCTACATCCAAGATGTCCAACTGTCCACCGTCTAGGAGCGTCTTTAAGGTCACGCACCCGACCGACTTGGTTCTATTCGTAGTTGTTATTCCGTACGGGTCCTTGGTGCTATAGGTCAGCTTATGTCGGTCTGAGTGAAATATGTTTTCATACCCCAAGTCCTCATACAACGACATGGCCACAGTCTCACCAATGTTGTTTGCCTCCACCAAAACATAGCAATTATTGTACTGGACCGCCATTCTATGTAAAACGCTTGGGAGCTCGACATAAGTTATGAGGTTATCCGCAAACTGTGCTGCGACTTTGTATGGCGTCTGGGTTATGTCAAAAACTGTAGCTACTGAGCAATCTCCACCAAGCCCCTTTGCCACATCCACGGTCATAACATAGATAGAGTCTGGCTTCGATTCTTCGAACACCTTTAATTTATCCGAGCTAGCTTTAGGTGGAATTGCCAACAGGGCACGAAGCACTGCAGATGGGATTAGCGTATTGCTAGAGCCTATGAACTCGCAGTTCATCTCCTGCTCGAACTTCTCATTACCGAGCGTGGCACGCATATCACGCTCCCAAGATGAGTCGCGCCCAGGAACATCAGACCAAATTGCCTTGGTGATATGGAAGCCGTTGACTCCTGCCTCACCCTCTTTGATGATCTTATAGAAGTGGTTCATTCCATTTGGTGTGGAGATGATGGCAATCTTCGAGGTCTTACCACTTGCGATGGTAGGATATACGGAAGCAAAGAACTCATCGGCCACATTATTGGGGACGAATGCGAACTCGTCCATGAGCAGTAAGTTTGCAGTCATACCGCGAATAGCAGTGCTGCTGGTGCTGGCGGCCATTACTCGAGAATCATTCTCAAGAACAAACGATCCCTTGTTCCACTCAACAACACCTTGCTGCATCCACTGCGGGACTCGCTCATAGGCATATTGAACTCGCTTCAGAATTTCGCGCGCGATGCCCGCCTTATTTGCCAAGATTGCTACAGTTTTTGCATCATTGAATAGAACAAACCAGCATACAAATGCTGCAACTACAGTAGTCTTTCCTGCCTGTCGGCAGATGATGGCTGCGGTTTTCCTGTGAGTCTGTAGCGAGTTGACAATGTCCTTCTGATATGGGAACAGGATCATCGGTTGCTCGCCATCATCTACTGTGATGATCTTTATGTACTTCTCGATGAAATAGATAGGATCGTCAGCACATCGGGAAAATTCATCTACTTGCCACTGCTCCCAGGCTATTGCAACTCCACGAGCCTTGAGTTGGGAGTTTCTATTGTAAACTGATGGAGAGGCGCTCATTCTTCTGGGCGTGTCCACCCGAGCTGGTCACCAGTACTTCCTGTACCGGTTTCTGTAATCTCAAAGGTTGTCGGGTTGCCTTCTGCTCTGTATTCTGCTGGTGGAGCAATGAATGGGTTGCTCGGTGTTGGGATTTGATTGTACAGGTTCGCGTTGGTGTGGTAGATAACTCCATTGCCACCAGTATGGACTTGTCCGAGGAATTTTACTTTCATAGTAAAG